TATACTTATTAGGCATGACAAAGGCAATAAATTTGCGTCATTTTGCGTCATAGTGTTGTCATATAGAATTAATGATTATATTTACACCCCAACTAACTAACCATGAAGATATCTGTATTCAAGTCCTTATTTAATTCTAAAGAGACTCCCTACACCCAAGAGGTATTAGATGTTTACAATAGAATAAAAGAGGGCTACCCTGAGCTTATTGATAAGATCACTGCTCTTAGAGCTATGGAGGATGATAATCCTGCCTACAGCAGCCTAAAAAACAGCCTCAGAGCTATTATGTTTAATGGCACCTTTAATGAACGGAATGATAATGGCCTTATTGAGCACTCAGGGCTTTGTATCTTAGACTTTGATGATTATCCTAGCAGTAAGGTAATGAAAGCTGAGAAGGCTAGACTAATGGAGTGCCCTAATGTGTTTATGATATTTGTATCACCATCAGGTAAAGGATTAAAGTGCGTGATTAAGATACCAGCATCTGATAAATTCACGCATAAGAGAAGGTTTAAGGCATTTGAGGAGTTCATAGATAGTGACTACTTTGATACTTCTAGCTGCAATGTTAGTAGGGTGTGCTTTGAGTCTTATGATCCTACAGCCTATATCAATTTAGATGCTGAGGTGTTTAATCTTATTGAGGAGGAGAAAGGGCATAGTGCTTTTGAGAAGATACCAGTGCTACCAATGACTAATGAAAGTAATATAATTGATAATATCATGAAGTTTAATCATGGTGATGTGTCTAATGGTAGGAATAATTGGGTGTTTAAGGTGGCTTGCTGTTTTTGTGAGTATGGTATCAGTGAGAATACTGCTAAACTTTACCTGCATCAATATAATGATAAGACCTTTACACAAATTGAAATTAATACAACTGTAGGATCTGCATACAAAAGAAGTGATAAAGGCACTAAGTACTTTGAAGATTTTGAAACTATAATAAAGGTAAAGTCAAAACTAAAGGAGGGTATCTCCCCTGGTGATATATCTAAGCAGTTAAACATTAAGCCTGATGTGGTTAAGGATGTAAAAAAAGATGTAGCTAATAGTGAGGATGTATTTTGGGCTATTAGTGATAAGAAAGCTGTTAGTGTAGATCCTATGAAGTATAGAGACTTCTTATACAAGTATGGTTTTAATAAGTATTATCCTGAACGATCAGAGAAACCTACATTTGTAAGGGTAATAGAGAACAAAGTTAATCTATCCTCAGTGGACCAGGTTAAAGATTTTGTCTTAGCTTATCTTATGAAGCAGAAGCAAGTGGAAGTATGGAACTACTGCAGTAAATCACCCTACCTTTTTACAGATGGTCACTTATCTATGCTAGAGCCTATTGGATTAATGATGCTGCAGGATACTAAAGATGTGAGCTTTATACCTTACAGAAATGGAGTAGTTAAGATTACAAAAGATAAGATTGTTATTGTGCCCTACATAGATATAGATGGGTACATTTGGGATAGGCAAATAATTAATAGAGATTTCAAGCCAACTAAAACTATTGAAAATGATTTTAAGAGCTTTGTGTCAAAAGTATCAGCTGATGATGAGCAAAGGGTAAATGCCTTAGAAACTACCCTAGGATATCTACTTCATACCTACAAAGATAAAACAGATCAGAAGTCAATTATTTTTAATGATCAGGAGATAGATGATAATCCTAATGGAGGAAGTGGTAAGAGCTTAGTGCTAACTGCCATAGGTAAGATTAGAAATATAGTGAAGATAGATGGTAAAGCATTTAACCCTCAGAAGAGTGACTTTGTTTATCAGAGGGTGAACTTAGATAGTCAGATCCTGGCCTTTGATGATGTTAAAAAGAACTTTGACTTTGAGCAGTTATTTAGTTTAATATCAGAAGGGATAACAGTAAACAGAAAAAACAAAGATGAGATCTTTATCCCATTTGAACGATCACCTAAGATTGTGATAACTACCAACTATGTAATAAGTGGTGCAGGTGGTAGCCATGACAGGAGAAGGCACGAAATAGAGTTCAATCAGTACTTCAATGCTCAACGTAACCCATTAGATGAGTACGGTAGGTTATTGTTTGACAGCTGGACTGTTGTGGATTGGTTAATCTTTGATAACTACATGATAAACAACCTGCAGAAATTCTTATCAATGGGATTAGTTAAAGCTGTAGCAATTAATGCTAATGATAAAAGGTTTATCTCTTCTACTAACAAGGAGTTTTACGATTACGCTATAGAGGGTAATATCACAATGGATGTACTTCACTACAATAATATATCTATTCAGGACTTCCAAACATATACAGGAGGATGGCATGATCTAAATGCTCAGAGGTATCTTAAGATGGTTAATGAGTACTGTAAGTTTAAGGGGTATCACTTTGATAAAGGTAGAAGTGCAGTAGGTAGATGGTTTAAAATAACTAAGTTATGATACAGATAACAAATGAAGATAACATGGAGCTCATGGCTAGGTATCCTGACAAATACTTTGATTTGGCTATAGTAGATCCTCCTTATGGGATAGGGATAGATGGTCAAAAAGAAAGTTTTAAAAAAGGTAGTCAGATAAGAAAGAAACACGATTTTAAAAATTGGGATAATGAAATACCTAAAGATGATTATTTTCAAGAATTATTTAGAGTGTCAAAAAATCAAATTATTTGGGGGGGTAATTACTTTACTGAATATTTAAAACCAACAAAAGGATGGATTTTTTGGTATAAAGGACAACAGGATTTAACAATGAGTGATGGAGAAATGGCTTGGACTTCTATAAAAACAGTTACAAGAATGGTAAATATACATAGAACTCATTTATGGCAAGAAAAACCAGACCATCCAACCCAAAAACCATCTAAACTTTATAAATGGCTTTTAGACAAGTACGCAAAAGAAGGCGATAAAATACTTGACACTCACTTAGGCTCAGGAAGTATAGCAATAGCTTGCCATGATTATAAATTTGATTTAATTGCTTGCGAACTTGATAAGGAATACTATGATAAAGCAATGGAAAGAATTAATAATCACATGGCACAACAAAAACTATTCTAATGAACAAAGAAAACAAAGCTAGACTAAAGGATCTAGAAATTAAGTACATGAGCTACAGGTACCCATCAGCACCAGGGCACATCATCCCTTTTACTAAGTACTCAGATGCTACAGCTAATGGCTTGACTAGATGTATTACTGACTTTCTTAACCATTCTAAGCATCAAGCTGAAAGGATTAATACAATGGGTGTGTTCAGGCAGTCATATAGAACCGATGGCACTAAGACTGCAGGGCAGTGGACAAAGGGCACAGGTACTCCAGGATCTGCAGATATATCTGCTACTATTTATGGTAGATCTGTAAAGATAGAAGTAAAGATTGGTAAGGATAAGCAGTCAGTGGTGCAAAAGCAATACCAACTAATGATAGAAGCTGCAGGAGGTATCTATATTATAAGCAAGACCTTTGATGATTTTATTGAGTGGTATGATAATTTTTGCGTAAAGTATTAAATATAAGTACTAATCTTAATTAAAAACTAAACTATGAAAGCAACACTAGAATTTAACCTACCTGAGGACCAGGATGAGTTTAACTACGCTACCAATGCCTTTAACTATTACATGGCACTTGTAGAGATGGATGAGTGGTTGCGAAGTGAGTATAAATACAACGGTAAAGAGGAGATGTATGAGGTAAGGGAGAAGCTAAGACAAATAATTTTAGAAAATAATGTTAAAATAGAATAATTTTAGTATATTTGTAAACAATTAATTAACTAACCCAATGGAAAAAACAACAACTAAGGCTGTAAAGCCTCAGGAGGTTGAGCAGCAGCCTGCTCCCTTCTATGTTCGCCTTCACCAGGCAAAACAACTAATCGGTAAAGTACATAAGAATGCTACTAATCCCCACTTTAAGAAGTCTTATGCAGATATCAATAGTATCCTAGAGACTGTTGAGCCTATCTTATTACAGCATGATCTACTTTTATTACAGCCTATAGATGGTGGTAGTGTATGCACTCAGATTGTATGTATCTACACTGGCTTTTCTATCTCTAGCTGTATGGCCTTAGATCTATCCCTTGATGCTCAGAAGCAGGGCTCACAGATTAGCTACTTTAGAAGATACACTATTCAGAGCCTACTAACTTTACAAGCTACTGATGATGATGGCCACATAGCAACAACTGCTAAGCCTAAGATAGATGCTAAAAGATTTGCTGAGGCTGTTAAGGCTATTGCAGATGGTAAGTTCACTGTAGATAAGTTAAAGGATAGTTTTGACTTGAATGATACTCAGATTAATTCACTGCTTTTAATCCCTATGATATGAAAATTAGATGCTCAGCTATAGGTAAGATAATGACCTCTTCTAAGACTAAAGGGGAGGTACTATCACAAACTACTAAGACGTATATTCAGGGCTTAGCCCTGGCACACGTTTATGGTATACGTAAAGAGTTCACTAGTAAGTATACTGATAAGGGTAATGAGTGTGAGGATATGTGCCTCAGTTTTGTAATGGATGTAATTGATAAAGGCTTCCTGTTTAAGAATGAGGAGAACTTTAGTAATGATTGGCTTACCGGTACACCGGATGTAGTCACTGATCAGGTCCTTATAGATGTGAAAAATTCATGGAGTGGCAGCACGTTCCCATGGTTTGATACTGAGGTACCTAACAAAGATTACTACTATCAGCTCCAAGGGTATATGTTTTTATGTGATAAACAAGAGGCCTTGCTATGTTACTGCCTAACCAATACACCCCATGCTATAGTAGAGCAGGAGGTAAAGAGTGCACACTACAAGCTAGGGCTAATGGAGGAGAGTTTAGATCTTAGAGACCAGGTGCAGAAACAGCACAGCTTTAATCACATCCCTGATGCTAAGAGAGTCAAGACCTTTGTAATTGAAAGAGATGATGAGGTGATAGAGCAGATCAAGCTTAAGGTAGAACAATGTAGAGAATATTTTAACGAACTAATAACACAATTATGATACAAAGAGAAGAGTTTAAGGAGAAGGCTATACTAGTGGCTATGGAGGCACTAATGCTAAGCCAACAAGGGATAA